CGCCAAAGATATGGTAAAAGATATCAATACGAATGAGTAAAGATATCAATGAGCTATCACTTTTTGAGTATTTAAAGAAGAGATACCGAGATTCTTTAAACGAACACGCAGATCATATCGCTACAGGAAACTGTAAAGATTTTGCAGAGTACAAGCGATTGACAGGTGTAATAGAGGGATTAGCCCTCGCAGAACGTGAACTTCTAGATTGGATAGAAAGGAACGTTAAACAAGAATAGGAACTCGACTCCTAAATGTCGTGCAAATATGAGCAAAGAAAAAAAGATACCTCAACCAGAAAGCGTTAAGAAACCAGACGTTAGTCAAGAAACTAAGAAACAATTACCTGATCCTAAAGGTTATAGAGTTTTAGTTGCTATGCCTAAAGCTGATGAAACCACTGATGGTGGAATTATTAAAGCATCAAGCACTATTAGAGATGAAGAAGTTAGTAATATCTGTGGATATGTACTAGAACTTGGTCCAGATGCTTATGCTGATAAAAATAGATTTCCAAGTGGACCTTACTGCAAAAAAGGTGATTGGGTGGTCTTTCGTGCTTACTCAGGCACAAGAATGAAAATGTATGGACAAGAGTTTCGTTTAATAAATGATGATACTGTGGAAGCAGTTGTCGAAGACCCTACAGGAGTAGTTAGAGCATGAGTGACCAAGTAGTAGAAGAAAAGATTGAAACCCAATTTACACCTGATGCTTCAGGTGATTTAAAACCACAAACTTCAGAAGAAAAGTTTTTTGGTGTTAAAACTGAAATAGCTAAAGATAATCCTGAAGATAAGTTAGAGGTTGAAGTAATTGATGATACTCCTGAAGAGGATCGCAGACCTCCAAAGCAAGAAACAGATGATGCACCTGTAGATAATGATGTTATAGATGCAGAAATATCTGAGTACAGCAAACGTGCTGGTGATAGGATTAATAAGATTAAATATGAATATCACGAAGAACGTAGAGCTAAAGAATCTGCTGTAAGACAAGCTGATGAGGCTACCAAACAATTAAAAGCCTTGATGAGTGAAAACCAGAAGCTACAAGCTATGGTGAACCAAGGTGGAGAAGTTTTAAATAAACAGGCTTTAAATAATGCTCAATGGGCAAAACAAAATGCACAAGCAGCATATAAGAAAGCCTATGAAGAAGGTGATGCTGATGCAATGGCAGTGGCTCAAGAAGAGTTATCTAAAGCTGTATTAGCAGAACAAAGTGCAGGAAGATATGCACAATCTGTGCAATCACAATTTGCACAACAATATCAGGCACAACAACCTCAAGTACAAGAACCACAACTTGATCCTGATATGCAAGCATGGTCATCTAAGAATCCTTGGTTTATGAATAATAATGATTCTAAACACGCAGAGATGACATCATATGCTTTAACTGTAGATCAAAGACTACGCAATCAAGGTATTAGACCTGAAGATAATTCTGCAAAGTATTATGAAGAAGTGGATAATGCTATGCGTAGAGAATACCCAGATTTTTTTGGTGTTGAACCCTCAGTGGAAATTGAGGAAGAGGCACAAACCAAACAACCATCAAACGTTGTAGCACCAGCATCGAGGTCGACTGGTGGAAAAACTAACCCTCGCAGTATACGATTGACTCAGACACAAGTTAAACTAGCACGTCAACTTGGAGTTACGCCTGAGCAATACGCAAAACAATTACTAAAGGAGTCGTAAATGCAAGACGAAAATAACCTTAATCCAGAAGTTGAAGAAACTTCAGAACAAGTGCGTACCCCAAGGGGATCAGAAGACCGAGAGGTCACCCAACGTACAGAAAGTTGGGAAAACCCATCTAACTTACCAAGTCCTAATCCTCAAGAAGGTTGGGTCTTCAGGTGGATAAGAACAAGTTTATTAGGTAATACTGATAATCCAAATGTTTCTAAGAAATTTAGAGAAGGTTGGATGCCTTGTAAGGCAGAAGACCATCCTGAGTTACATATTCACATGATGGATCACAAATCTGAATGGGCAGAGAAAGGTAATGTTGAAGTAGGTGGGCAACTGTTATGCAAGATGCCATCTGAAAAAGCGAAAGCTCGTGACGAGCACTTTCAAAAGTTAGCTCGTAACCAAATGGAATCTGTTGATAACGTGTATTTTAAAGACCAAGATTCTAGAATGGCTACTAAACAAGTATTTGAACGTAAATCTCAAACAACCTTTGGTAAAAAATCCTAGTTTCTTGATATAGTAATTATATAAACAGGAGAAATTATGGCTAGTTCAGCTACACCTATGGGTGCTAGACCTGTTGGCTCATTAGTATCTTGTGCATACAATGCGAAAATCACTCATTACAAAATTAAAAATAATTTTGGTACATCCATCTTTTTTGGAGATTTTGTAAAGTGGGCAGACGATAATCCAAATACTACTATCCAAAAGGATACTGGTACTACTTCGATGACCCCTATCGGTGTTTTCCTTGGTTGTGCATATACTGATCCAACATCAGGTCAATTCACCACAAATCAATATTATCCAGCATCAACTGCTGCTGATGATATCGTTGCGTATGTTGCCTCTGACCCATTCTTAGTAATGCAGATGCAATCAGATGAAACACTTGGTCAAGATGACTTGGGCAAGAATGTCGCAGTCGTACAAACTGCTGGGTCAACTTCAATTGGCACAAGCAGAAATGCGATTGATGGAAGTACAGCAGCTACTACCAATACACTACCATTAAAGATTATCGACTTTGTTGATGGTCCAGATAGTGCTATTGATGATAGCTTCACTGACGTTTTGGTGATGTTCAACGTAGGACATCAGTTACTTAATACAACAGGCATAGGCTAGGAGTAAATTATGGCAGCTATTTCAAGAGCTAATGAGCTTAAACAACTCCTTCCAGGACTTAACGCACTGTTTGGAGATGAGTACAACAACTACGAGAATGAGCATGAGCAAATTTATACAACTGAGAACTCTGAAAGAAGTTTTGAAGAGGAACTCAAGTTGTCAGGTTTTGCTGCTGCTCCAGTGAAAGATGAAGGTGCTTCTATATCATTTGATACAGCACAAGAGTCTTTTGTTGCTCGTTATACCCACGAAACTATTGCTTTAGGTTTCTCAGTTACTGAGGAAGCAATGGAAGATAATCTTTATGTAAGTTTATCAGCCAGATATACTAAAGCATTAGCAAGAGCTATGGCTTACACTAAGCAAGTAAAAGCAGCAGCACCATTGAATAATGGGTTTACAAACAGTTTCCAATCTGGAGACGGAGTAAACTTATTTACAGCCGATGGTGATGGAGTTACAGGCGGTGATGGTCACCCTCTAGTATCTGGCGGTAAGAACTCTAACAGACCATCCACAGGTGCAGACTTGAATGAAACATCTTTAGAAGATGCAGTTATTCAAATCAGCAAGTGGACTGATGAAAGAGGTCTTAAAATCGCAGCTAGACCTAGAAAGTTGATCGTACCTACTGATCTTCAGTTCGTGGCTACTCGTCTTCTAGAAAGTGAGTACAGAGTTGGAACTGCTGACAATGATATTAATGCAGTCAGAAGCAATGGTGTGATTCCAGAAGGCTACGCAGTTAATCATTATTTAACTGATACTAATGCTTTCTTTATCACAACTGATGTGCCTGATGGCATGAAGCATTTTGTCAGAAGTCCAATGACTACAAGCATGGATGGAGACTTTGATACTGGTAACGTAAGATATAAAGCAAGAGAAAGATACTCATTTGGTGTATCTGATCCGCTTGGAATCTTTGGGTCACCAGGCTCAAGCTAAAACTTTTAGGGGAGCTATGCTCCCCTTTTTTTCGTTCTAGGGAATTTTTTTTGTTTATCGACTGCCCTAGCAGACTTGCCGAGACGATAGACTTTTTTCTTTTAGGAGAAGATTATGGCGAATACAACATTTAATGGACCAGTAAGGTCTGAAAATGGCTTTACAGTCATTTCAAAAAATTCAACAACAGGTGCTATTACCACTGAATTTACTTTAGATGGTGATGGTATGAAGGTCACACCTGTAGCTTTAACTGATGCAGATACATCACTTACAGCAACAGCAAATGGTGGTCGTACTAACGTAGTTCCAGCTATTACAGCAAATAGAACTCTTACATTACCAAGTCCTGCTGCTGGCGTTTACTTTAAACTTATTTATGGTGGTGCAGCAGAAGAAACAGAAAACCTTATCATTGATACAGGTTCAGATACTAATTTCTTCATTGGTGGAATCATTCACTTAGATTCTAATGCAGATAATGTCTCTGTTTATGCTGATGGTAACTCAAACTCTGTTCTTACTTTAACTGACTTTGGTTTATTTGAAATCAACATTTTAGGTAAAGATTCAACTAACTGGTACATCTGGGGTAACCAAGAAGGTGCAGATGCTCCAGCATTTACTGACCAACCTTAATAGGAGTAAATCATGGCTGATGCAGTAACAACACAAACCATCATTGATGGTGAAAGAAATTGTGTTATGAAGTTTACCAATGTCAGCGATGGTACTGGCGAATCCGCAGTAGCCAAAGTAGATGTATCTGCTTTGGCTTCTAATGCAGCAGGTGTAGCCTGTTCAGAAGTTAGAGTTATGCGTATTAGTCATGCTATCGTAGGTATGTCTGTGCAATTATTTTTTGATGCTTCAAGCAATGTTTTACTTGCAGAGTTAGCTGAAAGTAGTAATGGTCACATGGAATTTGAAGACTTTGGTGGTATTCCTAATAACGCAGGTTCAGGCAAAACAGGAGATATTCTCTTTACAACAAAGGGTCATTCTTCAGGAGATACCTATTCTATTGTTTTAGAAATGGTTAAAGTTTACGGAGACTAATATGTCAAATTATATAATTTCAGAAAATGGTGATTTCCCACCTCAATACAATGTATTGGCTAAAGGTGAAGATGGAATTTACAGAGTTGTTTTTGGACCCGATCCAGATTTAGTGGATGCTGAAAGAAAGCATAAAGAACTTTCAGGCACCCCTAAAAAGGTTGAGAAGAAAGCACCTGTAAAGAAAGCACCAGCTAAGAAAAAAACTGTAACCAAAAAGAAAACAGTTAAGAAAAAATAGTGTTAGATAAGACTCTGTTGATGAAAGAACTTCGTCAATGGAGTCACACTGTTTTAGAACAACCTCAAGGTAAGTTTAATGACTTACCTGCTTGTCCTTTTGCTAAAAAGACTTGGAACAATAACAAAGTAAATGTTGTTGTGAGTCAATGTAGTGATTGGTCAGACCTCATGGATAGTATTATAAGTTTCGATGATACTTATGATGTTATTATTTATTGTGGTGATGATTATCAAAATATGACCGCAGATGAGTTACATGAAAGAATTGACTTATTAAATGGACAAGCTAACCCTTTAAATTTATATTTAATGGGATCACATCCTGATAGCGAAATATCTTTTGCTTCAGATGAAGAGTTTAACGGATTATTTGATGATGATTATTATGTGGTCTTCTTACAAAGATTAGATACTTTAATTCAAGCATCTGATAATATTTTTAAAAAAGGTTATTATAAGAATTACGATAATAACGAATTTCAATCTCAAATATTAAATAGGAGAAAACTATGGCAGGTATGAAAAAAACTGGTATGAATAAAATGCGTGGCATGAAAGGTGGTCAAGGCACTAAAGCTAAAACAAAACCTAATAAAAAGGTTATGAAGAAGCGTATGGGTCAAGAAACCATGAAAAAAGGTCGTGGTAAAAAAACTGAAATGGAAATTCATAACTTTAAAGACATGATGTTTAAGAAGTTTCCC